CAACATCCTCAGCATTGTTTGCATACTGTTGAGCAAGGTCTTTTGCAGAATTTGCTTCCGCAAGTATTCCATCAGAAGCATCATTAATTTCTGCATCCTTATCAAATAGGAATTTCTGTAATGACGGAAACTGAGCGCCACCACCATACGGTGTAATCATGGTAGTGTTATCAGCGGTTAGAAAATCCTTAATGTTTACAGCATATCCAAAAACCGCATCTAGCGTGTCTTTCATAGTCATGTAGGTACTCTCCTAAATTCCAAACAATGGTGATAATGGGTTTGATGCCGAAGCTGCAACCAAGTCAAATGGATCATAATTGTAGTAACACTCCCTCTCTTCTGAGGTCATAGCCATGTATTCATTTGCATGCTCATAAAGCTCAAGCGTCATGCTGCATGAATAGAGCCCACCTTTTTTTGAAACTTTTCCAAATTCATACAGGCGGACAGTTTTTGATGCAACCTCTCCATCAATAATCACTATTGCATCAAACCAATTTCTTGCATCCTTTTGAAAGAATGCCTCTGCAATTGCCATATTTTGAATTTTAGTTTTCATAGAAACGTCAATCATCGTTCTGGCACTTGCTGTTTCTCTGTATCGAATTAACTTACTCTGAAGCTTTGTCTTCGCAATTCCAGGATCAATTTGATACGCATAACCATCAGCCAAGAAATTACCTAAAACTGGCGGATAAATCATAGGTAAACCCTCTCATCGTATTTAATACCGGATATGCTCAATGTGAATTTTCCGTCAGGATTGATTGAGTTGATTTCAACCAATTCATCAACTTGTAATTCCAATGAGTACAGGTGAACAACATCACCAACACTTAAGATATTTGGATCAAGTTCGGTTTTGAATGTGAATTTCTTGTTTTGATATAAAAGACCATTCCAAACATACTTAGCCTCTGATAATGCCTGCGCTTCATCAGTACAACCAAATAAATCTTCTTGCCGAGGATTAACTGCATTTGTTGGATAAGTAACGAATTTTTCTAGGAAGGTTTCTGGGTCGAAATATCTAACCTTAACACCATCGTTCTCAAATGACTGCTTGTAGGTGACTTCAACAGAAAGGGAATCAAGGATTAGAATATCATCATCAATCGTCATTGACGGTGCTCTAGGCTCATCAATAAAAAAGCTAAGACTTCCGTCATTCTCCCAAACTGGCGTAGCTCTACTCAAACGAGCTATCTTCTTTATGCTTTCGTAAATGCTAGAGCGAGAATCAAAAATTCCATTAATTGCAGTATATTGACTGTTATCCAGTGCTGAAGCATCAAGCTCTAAAGGGTCAAGACCCATGACAGACCAAAGATATTCAATTGCCTGTCTAGTTGTTTGTATTCCAGTTCGAGAAGCTTTTACAGCAATCTTTTTATCGGCAGTAGCAGAAAGCTCAGCATTAGCAAGAGTTTGCACTGCGATAAGCTTAACGTCGTTCATACCAACTTCTACATTGTCATAAATGAAAATATCACTAATAACAGCAGAGTTGACACCGCCAGAAGTTTTATTGACTGTATTTCTTGTAATCCTAATTGCTAATGAATCACCATCTGAGATTGCTATTGGAATGCTGATCGACTGAAAAAACTCACTATCTGTTGGGGATGAATTTGTTAAGTTATGGTTGGTTGTTGACTCAACGCCATTTAGAATCAATGCAATATCAAAACTACATGATGCAGAAATTCTATTCCCGCTACTATCAATATCATATAGACCACTTGGGAAAGAAATATTTACAACAACAGCATCACCATTTTCAATATTTGAAAATGAATAATCTCCATAAATACCAGAGTTATTGGCATCTTTTGCAATCTCAACACCAGACACACTACTGATTGAAACCAGCTTGGCCGCTGCACTATTTTCAATAGCTATTGATCCATTTACCGCAGACAGCTTTTTAGTGAACTTACCAACATGCTCTTGATAAGAAGCACCAACCTCTGACAATGGCGTGCCGCCAATTTTAATGGAACTAATAACCAAAGGATTTGCACTGGTGCTTTTTCCAAGGCACATCAAATGATTTGATTTTTTTGCGCCAATAAACCACCTAGCAGAAGAGCTAACCAAATCAGGGTAAAAAAGAACTGATCCAAATATTTCCGGTACTGCCTGCCCTAGCCTAGTTGTATTTTGTCTGATTTGAGAATTATAGGTTGGGCTTCTAGCCGTAGTTGTCTTTGAGTAGTCAACCTCTGGCATATCTGGTTGCTTTGGAATCAAATCATCAAAAAAACCTTTAACGCCTAATGCCTTTGAAATATCTGTACCTAGTCTTTGAGCGCCATTCCATACACCATCAACAACGTTATTAATGCCAGTAGCTTCACCAATGGAATGAATAGCATCTGAAAAAGCATCAACAACACCACCCATTATTTAGACTCCATGACATTAAAATAAATGAACCTAATATAACCACGTTCACGCAAATACTCTTCACTACACCAATCGCAAAAATCCTCTTCAAAACTAAAGATCTCGCCATTGCTAACAAAACCAATATGATGAAAAAGATTTTTCATTGTCATAATGACTATTTGAGCATCATCAATATTGCACTCTTTATAGATACGCCCTAGTTTTATGCCATATCTATGTCGATGCAAAGCATTGCTAGGATCATCATTGAAAGCAGGCAGATCATGCCCAAGATTTTCATGCAGCATTTCAGAAACAACATGAAGACAATTTCTGTTTTGAATATCAAATTCAAGATTCATTAGATTGCACCTAGCCCCTTAAAGTTGCTTGCCTCATAAATTTCAAGCGGGAATTTTTTATTAACTATTCTCGGCTTAGTGGCATCAATAGAGCACGTGTAACCATCAAACGAAGCCGTATCTATCTTGAACTTCCAACTTAGTTCATTTTTCATGGTGCTAACCAAAACAAGATGAACATTAATCAATTGTATGTCAGATCTGTCAACGTCTTTTAATAGCAACCATAACGCCCTATCAACATCATCAATTTTCATCTTGCTCTCAAAAGTACCGGATGAATCCCTGTTTGGGTGCTGCACCTGCAACGCTCTTGCTTCATGCAAAATATCAATACCATCAATATTGACTGTCGTATCGAATATTTCATCAATCCAATAATGATTAACACCACTTATTTCAGCATGAATACACACCATTAAACGGTCATTTGTTAATCCGTTGTAGTAATCAATCAATTGCTGTGAGGCTGCCATTAACGATTTAATCCATAAGTTTTAGCCATAGCTGCACCAACTTGGCTAGTGCCTTTATTGATACCTTCAGCAATCTTGCTATCAGCAGCTTTGGTGGCAATGCCAATAATAATCTCTAGTGTGCGACCATTGATTGAAGCATTGATTGGTTGAGGCGCACCATAGTTATTAACAACTACACTATCAATACCACCGCCAATAGAGCCATTTGCAAGCGCCTGCTTAAGATCAGCATTTGTACGTTTATCAACAACACGCTCACCGCCATCAAGCAACCAAGTACCTTCACGCGGCACATTGTCGATACCGTCATGCGCTACACCGACCACTTGGGTTGGTTGGAATTGTTGCGAACTAATTTGTGCTACCTGAGCCGCTCCAATTCCAGCAACAATAGCAGCCATTGCAGCACCAATTGGAATACCGGCTGGACCTAAAAACATTACTGAACGGTATGCAGCAATTGCTGCTTGTGCAGTGTCTATAACTGTCTGAGCAATTGCCATTTTTTTATAATTCTCAAAACCAGCTTTTGATGCTGTATTTTGCATAGCCATGAGCTTGCCGAGAGATTGACTTGCAAAATTTGACACAGTTGTATAAGTTGTCATCATCAACTGGTCATGCTGCTTCTTGGCTGATTCAACCTGTGCCCAATATGCCTTTTGTTCTTCAAATGTCATATCACGAAGTTGGCGCTGATTAGCAGCATCATTCAAGCGCATAGCTTGCTCATTGTCATACATCTGCTGGCTTATAGCTGCTTGAGCATCGGCAGACGCTTGCCATGCATCCATCTCATCCGACGTTTGCTGATATAACGCCTCTTGACGATTCTTGCGAATTAAGTCTTGCTGCTCTGCTTGCTGTGCCGCCTGATCTTTGTAATAGGCAGCATTTTTTGCATCAATTGAATCGAACTGCTTCTGAATTTTGTCAAACTCTGAATCAAGACCCATCTGATCCTTAAGATCACCGATCTTTTGCTCAAGCTGAGTGACGCTTTCTTTAGCATTATCAACGCGAGTTGAATAGATAGAGTAAACAGTTGAGTTTGCATCAACTGCAATTCCAGATTGCTTCATTGAGTCGGCGAACGAATCCATAGCAATCTTGGCATCAGTTAGCTCTTGCTTTGCTGTATCAAGCTGGTTGTTATATTCGGTAAGCTTTTGAGCATCCGTTTCACCAAAGACGCTGAGCTGAGTATTTTGAGCAAGCTCTTGAAGCTTCTCGGTGGAGGTGAATATATGCTCAATCTTTTCACCAATGGTACTTAGGACGGAGATCGTACCCTTGATGATAGGAGAAGCATCATTACCAATAGCAGCAAATGTTTTATCCCACTGATCCCCAAGGTTTGATAGCCTGCCATTGATGGTGTCCATTTGTATTGCCATAGCACCAGCAAACGCAGTGTTACCAATGTTTTGTAAGTATTGCTGAATATCCTCACTGGTATTTTTTACAGTCGTTTGCACGCCACGGAAACTGAATACAATTTTGTCACCTTGGCTACTTGCCTTAATGCCGAACTCTTTTAAACGCTCAAACTCACCTTGAGTTGCATCAGCAACCGCCTCTATCATTTGATCTAGGCTTTTACCCATTGAGGCTGCCGTATTACCATAGGCGGTCATGGCAGCTTGTGAAGGGTCAAGACCATAGTTCTTGAGCTTGATGAAAGACTCTGTTACCTCAGTCAGCGCAAAAGGCGTATCTTGTGCATACTGAACAAGGCTTTTAAACTCCGTTCCGGCATCTTCAATACTGCCAGTAGCAACCACAAGATTTTGCTTTAGAGATTCAAACTCACGGGCGCTATCAACAATCTGCCTACCAACTTCAAAAGCACTGTATGCACTAACGACTTCAACCGCCATTTTCTTGAACTCACCAGCAACATCATGTGCAACAGTTTTAGAAAATTGTCGCGCCTCTTGCATTTTTTTCATGTATGCAGACGTACGCGCCTGCATATCAACTGCAACAGTTTGAATTGCTGACTGACTCATAAAGACAACCTTATTGTTTTTTCTTAGGGCGGAATCTTTCCAGTTGAGCATCTTGCTCTTCTGGCGTTAATTCATGCGGTTCATTTGAGGATTGTGATTGATTGATTTGATGCAGATAGTAGGCATTCCACATACGAAATTCTTTATAGTCCATGCTTTGCTCAAGCATGGCTATTGTCATGTGTAGTTTTTCTGCCAACCAGAAACGAAACTTTACTTCTGGTTGGTCGAAGATTTTGGGTCGATCACACCAAACCCACAGGCACTACCAACCTTAGTAACAAGCTCATTGAATAATGCATTGTTACCCGTTGCGAAAGCATCAATGTCTTCTTCTTTAAACTCTGGATTGCCATCTTTATCAACAATGACAGTACAGAAGACTTTAGCCCACCACTTGTTTACATCTTCAATTTTTTCACTGTCAGGCTTTCCAAGCTTTTCAGAATCAGGCACAGATAGCGTTTTTACACGAAGCGTCTCAACACCAGGAATGCTACTCACGGCAACATCGGTATATTTAACCTTTGCCGCTGCTAGCACTTGTTCTCTTAGGCTCATGCTGCAACCCCTCCGACTGGCTCAGAAACGATCTTGCCTGTAGAGGCTCGTTTCAAAATAGCGCCCTTTTCAACCTGTGTATTTTTTGAACCCTTCAACTTAACATCGAATGTTGAAGTTGTACCGTCTGAATACGTGATTTGAAAGGTTACTTTCGCACGCGCTACAGATTGCTGATATAGGTAATCTTGACCCGGATCAGGGTTAGCCTGCTTGCGCTTTTTGTACTCAATAGCAAAGTCAGAACCTTCAAGCAAAGGATTGTCTTCATACTGCTTCACGGTATCTGTAAGATCAGTAACATCTTCTAGGGTTGCTTCAACACCAACCTCTGGGATGCTTTCAATACCAGCAATTGGCAAGAAAGTATCAGTTGCATCTTTAATGGAAATAGTCGATCCATTTCCAAATGTATAATCACCTGTTGACATTGCTCAATCTCCTTTATGCTAATGTTTATGGGTAAATCGTAAAGTTCACTGTTACGTAAAAAAAATCTTCGTCTGGGTTGTAATCCTCTGTTTCATCGACAACCTCAATGGAGTTAATTGCCTGTGCTCCAATATTGCCGTCAATAACATCCATAGCTGATTTAACAGCGCTTGCAATTGAGTGCGCATCTGCATAATCTTCTGCAAAACAACTGATTGAAACATCAAAGGTTGTCTCTGAAGAATTACCGTCTAGGTCTGATGTTGGATTGTCTTTGACAATATAAGTAACAACAGGTAACGCCTGATCCTTATAACCAATGTGAGGGTATATCTGAGAGCCAACAAGACTACTAATCGCAGCATTGGCTTTTAAATGAGCGTTTAGCTCTGCTCTAATTTCCATACTTAACCTTTAGCTGCCTTTTGCAAAACTCTTCCAATTTTCTCAACAAACCTAAGCTCAATATTTCTACGATTAAGGCGGTATGCAATCTGTAAAATATCCTTACCTTTAGTGCCAGGGTGCATGCGTCTTTTAAGCTTTGACTTACCGCGCTTATACCCTATGTAATTGCGCTTTCTTTTTGACCCTGAATTAAGATCATGAGGATTAGTGCCGCCCACAACAAAGCGCCAGTAAAATGCCTTTTTACTATCAAATCGAATACGTACCTTAGCCGTGTAGCTAGCCCTACCTTTTGGCTTGATCCTCTTTCTACTGATAGCCTTTTTAAGAGTGCCGGGCGATCTACGCTGAGACTTGTTTTTAGCATTGAGTCGTGATCGTGAATAATGTCCAACTGGCGTGATTGACTTTGCAGAATCAACCGTTGGTTTTAAGGCAAACATCATGGCACTGCTAAGTACCTTTTGAGGCATAGCACCCTCAAGCTTTGATAGCTTCTTATCAAGCTCTTCAAAACCGCTAACATTTGCACTTAGCTGCATAAATTCCACCCATAAAAAACCCGCTAAAAAGCGGGTAATAAAAAATCTGCCAGGTTGGGTTATGGCTTATAAACGGTTACTGCCACCGTTATTGTTTCGTTGCTTAAGCTTTCATTAACAGCAGGGGCTATGGCTTCATACTTAACATTCTCAACCTCAATAATATCTCCGATTGAAATGTCTTTAGTTACCTGAGAATAACGCATGAAGATAGTGCCGGTCATAACGGATTGCTGACCTATTGCACTCGCTCTTTCACCGCCCTTAAGACCAATAAAGCCAACCCAAAAACCAGTTAGGATTGTTTGCCAATCCTCTTTTGCACCACCAAGAGAATCTTCTACTTTCATTAGGCGCAATAAGTTTGCTTTTTTGTTTAGCTTTCCGGCACGCATTAGAACATCACCTTATAAGGCTGAATCAAAGATTCATAGGCAAGTGGTAATGATGAAGAGATCGTACCTGTTACAACTGATTCTCTGTTTGCATACCAGTGACCAATCAGCAATAAACCAGCCTGAATAAGAGGCTTTTCAATCTCGCTTGCGCCTATTGAATACTCAACTGTTACCGTCTCATAACCCTCTTTTGCTGTAGGCCAATATTTTCCATAGGTTGGAAAAATAGCTGCATGAGTATTTCTAAGATTGACGTAATACTCGGAAGCATTCAGCGTTTGCTCAACATCATTGGCATCAATATACTTGATCGCTGTTACTTCTGATACAGGGCAAAGCGGCAACTCGATAGCATTATTAAATGATGGAAAACCATCAAGACTATAAGTTGTATTTAGTGCTGAAATTCGATAGCCAGTATCTTTCTCAATCTTGACAATCGCAGCATCAATCAATGCTTGGATATAGCCATCTTCATCGGCAATGTCTGCACCTATTCTCAGGTGGCTTTTTACCAATACTAGATCAATTGTTGTTGCCATTTATTTTCCTTTGCTAAAGGGTTTTTTATTTGCATAAACTTCAAATAAAAAACCCCTCAAGAGAGGGGTTTTAGTTTTTATAGTGTCACCAGTGACGGTGGCTATAAATTGATTTTAAAGATTAACCAAGCGTCTCTTCTGTCTGGGTATTGTCATCACCAGAATAACCAGAAAGCTCAAGCATAACTTCGTCAAACAATTCATCAGAAACACCCTTGCGGCGCTTCCAAATACCATCGTTTGTCTTTGTCTTGCTGCTACTGTGAATACGCTCATCCCAAGGTGTTCCATTAGAATCAAGACCACCAGCTTCAACAGCACCTTCATTACCAGATAAAATAGCATCCAGATTTTCTTGTGCTTCTGCAATTGCCTGATTAATAGCATTTAGCTCACCTTGCTTAACTTTGATTTGATCCAATGTTAAACTCAGTAACTCTTCTGCTTGTTCTTGCGTCATGACTTCTGACTCAAATTCAATGCGACCATTATCATCAAAAATGATAGGATCATCTGTATTCGATTCTTCGGCAACGCCAGACTTAATAAGCTTTTTGGCAACTTCTCCACCAACAACATCACCTTCGTTAAGGTCATGAATGTTAATACCATCATGAGAATAACGATATGGCTTTACCATTACTGCTTTCATAATTTTTCCTTTAAAAAAATGGCTGGATAGCCAGCCATTAAATTAATGAAATCAGCTAATGATTAAGCTAAGATTTCCATTGTCTTGATTGCATTAGAGTCTGCAACTACACCACCAACACGCTTAGTGGTATAGAAGCCAACGTTTGGCTTATTAGAATATGGATCACGCAGCATCCCCATACCCAAACGGTCAAGAATGAAGTAACCACGCTTAAAGTCGCCGATTGAAATAGGTAATGCACCAGCAGCAACATCAGGCATTTGCTCATTTTCAGCTACTTGCTGGCCTAACAATGTTGATGGCGTATCAAGAGTCAAACCAGCCTGCCATAAGTAATTGCCATTTGAATCTTTCAACAAACGCGCTTTAAGCAATGATGAATTTGACATCATCCACTTAGCATTTTTGCGATATGCTTTCTTCAAAGTCATTTGAAGCGTAATCAAATCGTCCGCTGAGAATGAACCTGAGACAGTTGAGACAAGCTTCTGTAAAGAGCCAAAAGCACGCACACCATCTTTTTCAGTTGTATGCGTATAAGCCAAGAAACCTTTTGGCTTCTTAGTACCATCACCAACTGTAAATGCTGCTTCTTCAGCTTCTGCAAACTCTTGAGCAAGGTCAATAGTCAAATCTGCCTCAATGTCATACATTGAATCTTCAAGCAACGCCTGAGTAATTTGAGGGTTAGCATAAAGCTCACCCCAGATTCCAGAAAGCTGTGCCCACTTAGGTGCATCAGTTGCAGGTCTGGAATCAGTCTCACCAACCCAACCTGTGGTGCTACCAGAAGTTTTAACAAGCTTTTTCCATTCTTGCGAACCAACTTGAATAACGCGTGATTCTTGACGCATCACAACATCATCTTTAAGAAGGCTCAAAACCATGTTGTCAAGCTCTTGCGGTACAAGATAACCACCATCACCAGGAACAGAAATTGAACCTGCTTTCTCAGAAAGACCAGCATCATTGCCTTTACGCACAAAACCTTCAATAAAGCTTTCTTTGTACCCTTCGGCTTCACCAGTTGCGCTAGCAAAGTCAGGGCGATTGTTTCTTGCTTCGATAGCACGCATATCATTGAGCTTGCCTTCAAACTCATTGATTTTGTCATTTGCTGCCTTAAGCTCAACTTGAAGATCACCGACAGTTTTTGTTGTTTGTTCATTCGTGGCTTGTAGGTCAGCGGCAGCTTTACCCAATTTTTCAGCCGTCTCTTTAAACTCTCTCATTTCTGCTGCATCCATCTCACTTTCTCCTATTGTTGGATTGCACTTAAAGCTGACTGCATTGATTCAGTCAAAGATTTCAACTCCACAGAATTATCAGCCTCACGCTGACCTATACCGCTGTAGCCTTTAGCCATAAATGCCTTGGCTTGCTGACGAGATAAACCTGCATCACGCAGTACCCGTTCAACTTGTTTTGGCTCTGGCAACTCACCAGAGTCAATAATGCTTTTTACGTTTTGCACACGCGCCTGATCGTTTGCTGGAAATGTAACAAGTGATACCTCCCACAAATCAATTTCGTTTAACTTGTAAACCTCAAGGGCAGAATCATAAGACCAATCAACAACGATGAAGCCAATGCTCATGCCAGTAATTGATTTTGCTTTCATGTGGACATAAGCACGCTTTGCCAATGGGTCACCATCAATAAGCAGCTTACCTTCAACATAAAGACCTGTATCATCCTCTTCCATTTTGGTATAGACACCAATTGGCTCTTGCATATTGTGCTGCCATAGCATTGCAGGAAATGCGCCCTTCTTCTTCCAATTTTCCAAGGATTTAGCAAATGCGCCTTTTACGACAACATCACCATAAGAATCTTCAACACCAAAAACTGAGGCATAACCGGAAAACGTCCCATCCTCACTTAATGATTTAATACTTAGATTAAAATCAAGTCTTTGCTTAGCCTGCATTATGCTCCCTCCGGCTTGTGCCCGTTGATATACATATTCATCGGTGTTAAATAAATATCACCACCTTCTCTTGGCTCCATGTCTTCAAGCTCTCTTATTCCATTAGGACTAAGAGCACCGTTTTGAACCATAGTTTGATAAAAAGCACCGCGCGCAGCCATATCGCCACGGACAAGCGCACCTACGTTGAATTTAACGTATTCTGTTGATCTTTTATTTTTTGGGATTAGAGTTTTTCTAATGCGATTTTCAATACGGGTTAGATATGGCATTAAACAATGCGTAACAAAGTCTTGACCTTGCTGCTCAATATTTGAAAAAGTTGCCTTTTCCAAATCACCAATCATGTGCGGAGGTACACGGAAAATACCGCAAATCTCTGATCGAGTCATTTTACGAGATTCAAGAAACTGAATATCACTGGCGCTTATTGCTGTTGGATAATATTTAAAACCGTTACCGATAATTGCAGTTCTAAAATTATCACTTCCACCTTGGCGCTCATCCCAAGCTTTCTGATATTCTTTCATTTGATCTGTTGTGAGATTTTTATCAGTGCCTAAAACACCGCCAGGACGTGCAGCATTTTCAAAATAACTACTACCCAACCTATCTGCGCCTACTGCAAAATTAAAAGTATTTTTTGCATAGTCAATAGGGCTTATACCAACTAGACCATCTAGTGTCATAAGTGGTATGTGAAGAATACTGTTTTCTGGTACATTAAAGACTTTCCCATCAACCAAAACCTCATACCACACTTCAAAGTTTTTTGATTGCTTCTTCTTCACTGTACCTGTAATTGGCAATAACTCTTCAACCGTATTTCCAACTCGATTAATATAGGCATAAAAATTGCCTTTATTTCCAAGAAATACGCCACACATTTCCCAAAACTCTTGAGCTGTCATCCACTGATTTGGCTCTATTGCAATAACACGATACAAGTCATCATCAAGCTTAGACCGCTTGCCATCTTTCTTCTGATAGTGAGAAAGTGGCAGCATACCAATGCTTTCTGAAATAACTCTAATACAGGAGAACACAGCTGATAAACGCTTTGGATCAGTTATTGAACTGCCATGCTGCTTTATCAATTCATCAAGAACAGGATTACCAGTAGATGACGACTTAGACTTTCTTTTAAAAAACCACATTAACTACCCAACCACTATATGTAATTCATCTTCACTTGAAATGTTCATCATTGCACCAACAGCCATGATTTGAGCCACGGCAGGGTCTATCTTCTCTTGTGCTTTTGACTTATCTGCCTTGATATTTCCAGCAGGGTCTTTTGTCGCTACAACATTGCCCATAGCCCAACTTAAAACAGGGTTTCCGTTGTGCTCTAATTCTCCACCAATGTATAGCCGTTCAAGCTCTTTCATAGCAGGAGAAATTGATTTATAACCTTGGCGCATGGACAGCATTTCAATACCATCATCTGTCAGCTCGGAAACAAGTTGACTTGAATTCCAATCATCAAAAGTAATGGCGACTAGGTTCATCATTTCAGCAACATCATTAATGGTTTTGCGAATGAATCCGTAATCTATGACATTGCCTGGTGTGGTTATTAACCAACCTTTTAAAGCCCAATGATCGTATGGAACTCTTGCTTTGTGAACACGCTCCATTACTGTGTCTTCTGGCAACCAGTTGATAGAAAAAACTCGCTTCTTGCCATTTGGCAAATTGCCAATTAGACAAAGGCTTGCAATGTCGTTAATTGAAGCTAAATCAAGACCTCCAAAAACTTCTGTGCATTCAGCCATATCTTCTAGTGAATAGACTCTTTCGCAAGCATTCCACTTGTCCATGTCAACCCATGATTCTGAAACGTTGACACGAATATTCAAATGTTTTGTCAGAAAGTTTGAGCGTTGGCTTGGAATGTCTCTGGCATGCTTTGCCATATCTCGAAGATAGTCAAGCGATACGCTAACGCCTAGATTTGGATTTGCCTTACGCCAGTTTTTTTCATCGAAGTAGTCATCACCTTCATCAAGCGAAAAAATAATGGCAAAGAAGCTGTCATCTTCAACCTTGCCTTCAAGCACTAACACTGCATAGTCATGAAGTTGGTCGTTGATACTTCCTCTCAAAAAACCTTCAGTTGTGATTGAGGCTATAAGACCTTGTAATCTAGCACCGTAAGCTGATTTAAGTACGTTGTATAACTCAGCAGTTTTATGAGCGTGAAGCTCGTCAATCAAAGAGAAATGAGGGTTTAGACCATCAAGAGAGTTAGCATCACTTGATAGTGGAATAAATTTACTTGCTGAATCATGGCTTAGAATTTCACCACGGCGAATATCAAGAATGCTTTTAAGCTCGGCGCTTTGGCGAGCCATATTTTTTGCTTCATCAAAAAGCTGTTTTGCCTGATCTCTTTTGGTTGCGGCTGCATAAATTTCCGCACCACCCTCACCATCTTTTGTCATGCCGTAAAGGCCAGCACCAGACATGATTGTGGTTTTTCCGTTTTTACGAGCTACTTTTGAAAATGCCTCTCTAAAACGCCGGACAATCTGACCGCTTTCATTTTGCTTTTTCCAGCCAAAAATCATGGCAAAAATAAAGCATTGCCAACCTTCAAGAATAATTTGCTTGCCTGCTAAAGCACCTTTTGAGTGCTTTAAATAGCTGAAGAATTGGAAAAAATGCGCTACGGCAACTTCGTCAAAAATCAGATTTCGTGAGCCGCCATTGGCTAAGTCGTTAAGGTGGCGCTCAACTGCAAGACGCTCATTTCTACCAACAATAATTTTTCCGGCAATAACTTCATCAATGTAACGATCCATTGCATTCAAAGAATACAACGCATATTGCTTGCGGTTCATTGTTAGAAGTCCAGCAGGTTTTGCTTATCTGATGGGCTGGTCTTTAATTGAAATCTTGCAGGCGGTGTTAAGCCAAGTTTGCTTGCTTGTTTAAAAATCATGTTTGACAAAGACTGCCAGGTAGTAAACTCTGGGCTTGATTGGCGATAGCCATTTGGTGTCACCTGATACATGCCAAACTCATCTAATGCTGCATCAGCATCAAGCCAACGAGCATAGGTCTGACAATACACCGCTAAAACATCAGCATCAAGATCATTAATAATCTTATGCCGATTACCTAGGCTTTCAACAAGCTCATTCCAATGCTTCTTGGCTGCGCCTTTTAAAAATTTTGGCATTTTAGGTGGGTCGAATACCGAACGGCTCTCCGATTCCGCCTCTGGCGCAAGAATATCATCAGAACCGCGATTAATCGACACAACCTTTGCTGGTTGTGGTTGTGACATTTTCGCTTACCTCTGTTTTTGTTTGTTTCCAAAACCGCCATCTTCTTTGACTGTTTTTCTACTGTGGCATTCTTTACAAAGACTTTGCCAATTTGACTGATCCCAAAATAGATTCATATCACCCTTGTGCGGAATGATATGATCCACGTCCGTTGCCGGAACTACACGACCCTCTTTTTCACAATGGACGCAGAGCGGGTTATCTTGCAAAAAATATTTTCTTGCCTTGCGCCACTTACTGTCAT